AGGCATGGTTCTACTCCGTGATCATTGCTACTACAGCAGAGCCTGAGTGGTTCGTGACCACTACGCGCATCTGTGGAGCGAGGACTACCTCAGTTATGGTAGAGCTAGTGTGTATGTCTAGGATATCCAACCATGACATGGAGTCAGCCACACGACCTTGAAGGACTACTTCGTCGCCTGATCCGATCTCCACTTGCAAAACGCCAGTGCGGTAACCGCGTGACGCGAAGAACTCAGTATCTGATGTGTAGGACGTTGTGTTGTCCGCCGTAGCGAATAGTCTTTCGCCTAGTGCCATTTTATTGTCCTTTTGGTTAGGGTTGTCTCCTCAAACAACCGTGATAATTAGGGGTGAGCAGTTTATACACATGCTCAGGTGTCGAGGAGAGACGTGTCTAGTACCTCGAGACTAGAAATCGTTAAGGTGATTAACCTAAGTCTTAGCTCTTAGCTACAGATACGACCTTCAGTGCAGAAGCGTCGAGAACCATAGAGCCTACTCGCTTACGAGTGTAGAACATTACAGATCCTGGGTTGGTGTAAGGATCGCGCAGCATGCTAACACCGACTCGGTCGATGATCTGGTAAGCGCGTCGGAAGTCACCGAACAGGATAGGAGCAGCAGAACCAGTAGCAGTTGGGATGCTGTCCATGTCTTCGTTGATTACGATCTGGTGACCGAAGAGTCGCTCGCCAGCAGCGTCAGCGATGTCTCGGTTGATGAAAGGAATGCCGTTGCCGTCCTTCAGGCCAACCAATACATTGTGCGTAGCACGGTTCATCATGAACTTAGCGTTAGGGAGGTAGCCAGTCTTGCAAGACAGAACTACAGTGCGCAGGAAGTCGATGATAGCTTCGTCGGTAGCACCGAGTGCTCCGTCAACGCCTGAGTCGATTACTTCGTACGTTCCGTTAACGTCGTCAGCAGCAGCGTCAGAACCTAAAGTCAAGCCGTTCAGGATGCCGACAGGCTTGTTTGTGCCGTTTCCGCTCAAGAAAGCAACGCCTTCAGCTTCAGCGAACTGTCGTGCAACCTCAGAAGCCAACCAAGACTCTGAATTGAAGAAAGCATCTTCCAACATGTGCTGGTAGATTCGTGGACGTGCGTAAACTTCGCCGAATACAGCAGTGCGCTGAGCAAGCTCAGGAGCGTTGGTCTGTGCTCGTGAAGAAGTTTCGCCAACCCATCCGCTAGCAGCGTCGCCAACAGATACGAGTTGCTTGACATCAGTCGTAGAAGCAGAAGCAACAGAAACTTCCTGACGGAGAGGAGATACTTCGTGCTCGAGACGGATGATTTCCTGACGGAGTTCTTCAGGAAGAGCGTACCCGCCCTGAGCGTCAGTTGAGATTTGAAGGTCAGCAGCTTTTGCCTGAAGTCCTTCTACGCCTTCAGCCATGAAGGTCTTGAGTTGATCACGTGGGTCCATTTTATCGGATTCCTTGTTAAGATTAATCATAGGTGCAGAAGCTTTAGCTTCCAATTCTTCCAGCTTCTCAGCTTTGGCTTCTAGCTCAGCAGCTAGGTCAGCAGCCTTTGCTTCAGCAGCCTCAACAGCAGATTTCAGCTCAGCGTTTTCGCCAGCTACTTCTTCTACTGCTTTCTTGACGAGGTCGAGGTCGTCAGCCTTCTCTTCAGCTGGAGCTTCAGCTTCAGCAGTCTCTTCAGCGGGAGCTTCAACAGCTTCTACAGCTTCGACTTCTTCAGCCTTTACTTCTTCAGCTTGCTCTTCAACGCTGAGGGTGACCTCTTCGTTTTCGAGAGCTTGTTCTACTTGCTCAGACATAATTATCTTCCTAGTAGGTTTAACATATCCTGAATAGCAGCGTTACGCTGTTCAGCTAGAGCCTTCGCGTGGGCTTCAGCTTCAGCAGCGGCCTTCTCAGCGGCAGCTTCTTCAGGGGTTACTGCGACATCCTCCACGGGTTCACCCGCGATTGCTTGAAAGCCTTCAGCTATGAAAGCCTTCGCTTCTCTACGGGATAAACCTGCGTCTCGCAGTACCCGTTCCAGCTCTCGGATGTCTGGGGTTCCGTCCTCGTGCTTGACACCACCGACGATAGCGGCAGCGTTAGCAGGGATGGTGACAAGAGACAGCTCATGAAGAGCGATCTCGTGTAAGTGGTTTACGCCGGTCTTCCGGTCGTATTCTTCTCGGACTACGCGGTAGCCGATGCTCATTGAGTGCAATGCACCGTCCTTGAGCAGAGCGTAGGCTTCGTCAGCGTCCCTCACGTTCTTGGTGAGCTTGCCTTCTACAGCCAATCCGTACTCGTCCTCCTCCATCTTGGTCCATACTCCGATGGGCCGGTGGAGGTCATGGTGGAGCAACATAGCAGGCATCGTGCCGTTTTGCTTGTGCTGCTCGAGTGATGATTCAAAAGCACCCTTCTCAACGATGTCGCCTACTCGGTCAACATTGCCGAAGGTAGAGCCGTAACCACTGAAGCTACGCTCTTCCTCGGTGTCGTGGATGTTCTTGATCTCAAGATTGAAGACCTTCTTCATTGTCTGTGTCTCCGTTTGGTCCTTCTTCGTTTCCGAAGGTTAGGTTGTTCGACTGAGACACGTAATCGTCACCGCCATCCCGTGGGTTCATGCCGAACTTGGCTCGAACTTCGTTAGGAGACAGAACGCCAATCTCGAGGAGCTTGCTGTATGCCGCTACTTCAGCCTCGATGTCTCCACGGATTAACTCGGAGACGTCAAACTTGAAGCACTGGTTAGGGCCAGCCATCGTCATGTTCAGGCGCTGTTCGATCATCGTCAGCCAAGGTGACAGGCTGTAACGATAGAACTCGGCACCTTGATGTGCGATATTGCTATACGTAGCTTTCTCAAGATCGTTGATCATGTGACCGGGAACTCGGAAGATCCCAGCGATCTCAGATCGGGTGTATTTGCGGGTGTCGAGTAGCTGAGCATCATGAGGTGTCATGGTGATCGGCTTGAACTTAACTCCAGACTCTAACAGAGCCACTCGGTTCCCGTTGTTGCTCCCACCGTGGGAGGCTTGCCAAGACTCGCGGAGGTTCTGGAATGCGTCATCGCTGAGCGTCCCTTCGACCTCGAGGACCCCACGGGGTACTGCTGAGTTGGCAAAGATTTGGTTCTGGTAATCGATGTTGGCTTTCATGCCGCCGACTACCGCGTTGTTGTAGCTGATCGGAGAGAGTCCGGTGTACCCGTCAAGAGTCAGGCTCTTGAAGTGAAGCAGCTCTTTGCTGGTCATCTTGATTTCACGGGTGTTCGGCTTCTCGCCTACGGTGACCATGTAGGTGACCGTGTTTTGGTTTTGGATATGTACTGAGACGCTAGTCGCAGGGATCGGGAGCAATTCAACCGCTCGTCCCTTTTGCGTTCTCGTGACGTACACGTAGGCGTTACCGTGGAGACATACGCTAGTTACGATGTACTGCCACAGCTCAGCCGCTGTCATGTTGTCGTTGGCTTGTGCAGATACCAGTCTGTCGAGTTGCGTGGTCTTTTGCACGAGTGCGTCACCTTCCATGTCGTACAGGTGTACGGGGAGGGTAGACACGCTCTCAGACAAAACCTTGACGCAAGCGTACACAGTACTGATACGCATAGCCGATTCGCCATTGGTCCCACTGACGCCAGACCGGATCATCTCCAGTAGTCGCGGTGAGTTAATGTCGATGGCTTCTTTGGTCTCAGCTTCACGCCTGAACCAGTTGTCATAAAATGCCATAGTTATTCCTTAGATTATACGGATGCCTCTGTTCTCGTAGGCGCTCTCCTGCAATCCACCGTGTACCTCCAAACGGCTCAACGCCATGATAGATGCGATGATCCCGTCAATCTTGTTCTCGGGGACACCCTTTCGTACCTTGATGTTGTCGTTCACATCGGTGTAGATTTCACAGTTGCTAGCCATCCACGAGACAACGGGGTCATTGCCGTGTATTAGCTTGCTGGATCTTACGAGCGACTCAAAGGTCTTAGACGGTCCGCTCAGGGATGACACCCCTTGCCCCATCTTGACCATTGGTAGCCCTCGGTCCAGCAGATCAGCTGATAGCTCATTGGCTCCCCAAGGATCGTAAGCGATCTCACGTACGCGGTACTTTTCACAGCATTCCAGTACGTATTCCTTGATGTACTTGAGGTCTGTGACGTTACCCTCGGTGATTCGGATTAGACCCTCATTGGTCCAGCCTTGATACAGCCTCCCATAGTGTCCTGCCTTCTCGTACACTGTGTCCTCAGGGAGGAATGATTGCACGTACTGGTAGACCTTACCGTTCTCAGAGAACATCAAAGCTACGCAGGTGAAGTCAGACACACTAGCTAGGTCAAGCCCGATGTAGCATGGCTTGCCTTTCCAGTATTCTAGCGGTGGGCGTTCTTCTGCCCCACAAGCCTCCCAGTGCCTCATATTGAGCCACGCTTCGCTTGCGTTCTGCCAAACATTGAGACGCTTGGTCAGGAAGTTGACTTTGGCGCTCGGGGACTCAGCCGCCTGCTTAGCGAGACGCTCCATGTCGTCAGGTTGTACAGACTTCCCGTAGTTGGGGTTGGCTTTGGCGAAAGACTCCGGGGTGTTCCAGTCGTCACCCTCATCGAGAGTGTAGACCTGTCCCCAGAAGGAGTCATCCTCGACCTGTCCCTGTATGGTCTTGATCAAATAGTCACGCAGCTGGTAGGCGATACCTTCCCGGTTCGTTCCTGCCGTTGTGATTCCAAATTGTATAGGTTGCGCTCTCGCGCCCGATGCGATCGCTAGTACGTCCCACACCTCAGCATTCGGGTGAGTGTGTACCTCGTCAACAATACTGAATGACGGGTTTCGACCCTCGAGAGATCCAGCGTCTGACGCTAGAGGCTCAAACTTCGAGTTGCTTTCGGTGTGGTGTATGTTCGAGCGATGTACGCCGAGTGATTTGTTAAGCTGCTGTGACCCTCGTACCATTGCCTGAGCATCGCCGAATACGATACGGGCTTGGTCTCGAGTCTTAGCCGCTGAGTACACCTCGGCGCTCGCTTCGCGGTCTGCAAATAAGTGATAGAGGCCCAGGACAGAACAGA